ATGAACTATCAAGGATGGGCATTGTTTATGGATTGTGATATGTTAATGAAGGCAGATGTATCAGAATTATGGCGATTAAGAGATGATAGATATGCCGTACAAGTTTGTAAACACGATTATACACCAAAAGAAAAAACAAAGTTTTTAGGACAGACACAAACAGCATATCCTAAAAAGAATTGGTCAAGTGTTATGTTAATGAATTGTAAGAAGTGTACACAACTTACACCTAATTATGTAAACAGAGCAAGTGGGTTAGAGTTACATCAATATAAATGGTTAGAAGGTGATCATCTTATAGGTAAATTGCCATTAGAATGGAACTGGTTAGTTGGTGAATATGAACATAAAGAAGATGTAAAAAATGTACATTATACAAAAGGTGGTCCTTGGTTTGAAGAATATAAAAATTGTGATTATTCACAGGACTGGTTTAACTATTATAATGATTTGAAGTTGATTGAATAATGTTAGTAGGATTTGGTACTAGAGTTGTATTAGATAATGTTGTAAGACCATTTGTTGAAAACGAAGGTGGTAAATTTTGGAAACCACAATATAAAGGTGGACATCACGTAGGACCGTTTGAACAATCTATATGGCCTGGTTTTAATATGATTGATTTTGTAAAAGAAAAAAATGATGTTGCAGTATTTGGCATTTTAAGAGGTGCAGAAAACTGGTTAAACAAATGCAAACAATTAGGTTTAAATTATTACTATTTTGATCACGCATATTTTTTTAAAGCACATAAACACCAGCCTAATCATATATCAAATATTCGTGCTTATAGAATTACTAAAAACGGTGAAAATCTAAACAAAATTGTTGAATTAAATGATGAAGATAGAAACAGAATACAAAAGTATAAACAGTTTGAAGAAACATTTAGATTAAAAGATATTAGAAAAGGTAAAGATGTATTAATCATACCACCTACAGAAGCAGTTTGTAGATATTATAAGATAACAGATTTAAATAGATGGATTAGAAAGACAAAAGAAGAAGTTAGAAAGCACACAGATAGAAATTTTATTGTTAGATATAAAACTGATACAAGACCATTAGATGAAGACTTACATAATGCTCATTGTGTCGTTACATTTCAATCTACAGTAGGTATTACCGCTATATTAAAAGGTATACCAGTAATTTGTGATGATGTATCTATGTGTAAACCTGTATCAATTAGATATGAAGATATAGAAAAAGAATATATAAGAGATAATGATTTAGTTAATAAATGGATAGATAGTTTATTAGCAAATCAATTTTCTATGATAGAAATACAAGACGGAACAGCAAAAAGAATAGTTGACAAATATGATTATAACTCATAAACTAGCTAAAAAAGATTGTTTATCACATCAAATCTGGCCTGCTATAGAAAAAGGTTGGCAAGATGAAGATAAACAAATACACTTTTTTTGGGGATTAGGTGGTAATAATCCTAGTGAGATTAGAGAGTGTATGAAAAACAAAGAAGAATGGTGGTACGTTGATGTTGGATACCTAACACAACAAATTACAAGATACCCTAGCCCTATCATACACGATTATGATAAAACATATTTTAGAATATGTAAAGGTGGTATTCACACAAATTTAGGTAGAGTAGGTAGCGGACAAAGACTTACTGAATTAGAACATAAAGGTATAGATGTAGAATTTAAAGGTTGGTATACAGGTAAAACTAAACATATATTATTAGCACCATCATCACAGACAGTAACTTATCATATGAATGGTATATCACAAGAAGAATGGATTAAAATAGCAAAACAAGAAATAAAAAAATATACAGACAGACCAATTAAGTTTAGAAATAAACCTAGACCTAATAATGAATGGTGGCAAACAGATATAAAAGATGATCTTAAAGACGCACATTGTTTAGTTACAAATATGTCATTATCAGGTGTGAATGCTTTGATGAATATGGTACCAGTATTTGCTGAAGGTAGTAGTATTATGGGTCCTGTATCAAGTAGAGATATTAGTAAAATAGAAAAACCATTAAGACCTGGTAGAAAGACAATGCAAGAGTGGTTAAAGTTTGTTGCAGAAAATCAGTTTACAATTAAAGAGATAGAAAACGGTACAGCATATAAAACATTAAAAGTACAAAATGAAGATTAGATATTATCAAAAGATAGATGGTTGGCGTTGGTTAGGTTTTTTACTAGCAATGATAGGTGCGTTTGTATTATCTAATGCTAATCCTGATACACAATGGATAGGTTGGGCAATTGCTACGTTATCTTGTAGTATATGGATTTATATGGGTATCAAAGATAAAGATATACCTAGAGCATTGATGGAACTAATGTACTTACTACTGGCATTGAGGGCGATATGGAACTGGTTAATGTAGTATGTTTATATTGGGGCGATAAGTACAAAACAGATTACGTACAAGTTTTATATAATATGGTTAAAAGACATTTAACCATACCACACAAGTTTATTTGTTACACAGATCACGTAAAACTTCATAAGATAATAGATGGTGATATTGAATATAGAAAATTACCATTTCATAATTATCAAGGTTGGTGGAACAAATTAACACTATTCAGTCCAGAGGCAAAATTAGATGGCACAAATCTATTCTTTGATTTAGATGTTGTAATATTAGACAACATAGATTGCTTTGCTACATATGAGGATGAGGTAAAGTTTATAGGTATGAATGACTTTAATAAATCTACAAAACTATTTAATTCAAGCGTGATGAAATTTAATAATAAGATAATGACAAAACACGTGTGGCATCCATACCTAGAAGATAAGGCAAATATGGATAGAAATCAAGGAGATCAAAATGTTATCTCTCATTTTATCAAAAAGACACCTCACTTCAAATCATTTCCAGATGAGTGGACATTTTCAGCAAAATGGTATGATAGAGAATCACCTAGGTTTCATAAGAACGATTGGACCTTTGAAAGAAAGATAGGTGCCAAAGTTGCAGTATTTCACGGTAAACCAAATCCACACGAATCAGACGTAGAATGGATCAAAAACCATTGGAAATAAAGGGTGTTCTCTCTTTGTTCTTCTAAAAAGTCAATAAAATCAACGTTTTTTAATGCTTGACTTTTAGGTTAGGTGTGATATTATAATAGTATGAAAAAAACATTAAAACAAAGAATACAAGAGGCAAGAAAAAGAAACTACTTGACATTGCTTCAAATATTTGATATACTAATATTAAACAAAGGAGAAAAACACTATGTCTAAATTAAAAGATTACATTGTAACGTCAGTTGAAAGTGCTGTTGATAAAGTTATTAAACAGTATGTACAAAACTTAATTAACTTGAAAGACGCTGTTGATAAAGTATGTTCTTTAGATAACATTGAAATGGTTGTTGACAAACACAACGTTGAAGAAATGTTAATTATGGAAAAAGAAGATTACTGGAAAAAGGCAAATGCAGAAGGGAGATCACAATAGTGAAAAGAGTACATTTAGTTTACGGTAGAGAATACCAAGATTCAGAAGACAGATACGATCAATTCTTTTATTCGTATTCTACTATATTCAGAAATGTACCTATCAAACACGTTAATACTTTAGTTAAATTTAAAGATAAGATTAAAAAATATTGTGATAAAAATTATGTTGAGAGTGCTACAAATTTTGTAGGCAATACAAAAGTTGCAATTTTAACAGATGAAGATTATTATAAAACATACGAAGATGTTTTTGGTGATATTGCTTACCGTGATAATTCATTATTTAATGATTATGGTCAACTCTATAATGGTAGACAATTTCATAAAAAAGATTATGATCCAGAATTTACAGATAAATTTACATTTAAAAACCTTAACAAGAGAGCAAGTTAATTATGAAATATAATGAAGAAAAGATAATCAAAGAAATATCAGATTACATAAAATCAACTTATGGTGAACATTATAGTACCACTAAAGATGGTTTTCAAGTACAAGATATGCTAAGACAATTAGGCATTGATAAAGATTTTTGCCAGGCAAATGCAATTAAGTATCTATG